GTTGACATAATTGATAGATTTCTTTGATTTTGTTCTGCTTGTTTAATAGTTGCTTTCATTTGATATTGTTTTGGTTAATAATTATGAAACAAAGTTAGTAACTCTTTTCACTTGTGCAAATATTTTAACATATTTTAACATTTGATTGCATAAAAAAAGGGATCAACTATTCCTAGCTCATCCCTCTTAGGGTGTTATTGTAACCAAACAATATACATGCGGTACAAATATAACTATTTTTTTCTTCTGAGAATTAATTTTATTAACTTTCCTACAAATCCTGACTGCTCATTAACATCTACATTCACCTCACCATTGGTCACTTGTACATCTACCTTCTCAGTGTCCACTTTTAAGCTCTTAGAGTCACTATCTTTGTGAAAGTCTACGTCTACCTTAGGAGTGTCCACTTTAACTTCTGTAGTGCCATTTTTACGAGTAACTTTAACATCCACATTCTTAGTGTCAATGTTGATGTTGATGTCTTTTTTCTTTTTGGGTGTCTTCATTATGCTTCGTTTGTGCTTATTATTCCTTTATTTGATAATTCTATTTTTCTCACATTAGATGGTTGTGCTATTTTCCACGCTGTTCTTCTTGCCTGGTGTAATCTTGTCTTAGCAATTCTCATTACATTCACCTGGTTATTTTGGTTGCCACCTAGCACATGGTAGTGTGTTCTATCCTCACCAACATACAAGCCTACATGACCACCACCATCTCTCTTGAAGGTCAATACATCACCTAACATTGGAGTGCTTTCCTTTGTGCCATACTTAGCCCAGTTCAATGCCCACAATGGACCATCTACTACCTCAACAGCAGCCTTGTGAGCACAGTAAGCAATGAATAGACCACACCAAGGTATCTCATCATTAGTGTATGTCTTAATTTTAAGCTCTTTTGCCCAGTCTAAAATGATAGGGTTGTGTGCCTTGCCTACTATCTCTTTAGTACCTATTAGCTTGACAGCTTGTACTAGGATTCTAGGAGCAGTCTCTTCTTTTAGCCAGTTATAACTCATAGTATAGTATTATAATAACTCCCATTAATAGTCCACATACAAATCCTAATAAGAATTCCATCACTTTTGGACTGTTAACTGTGATAGTGTAGCTCCAATTGTACCAGCTGTCACTAAGTATCCAGCCACATCTACTACAATAGTAGGCAATTCAAATGGAGAAGTCAATAAAACAGCTCCAATACTACCAATAGTTATTGATAAGTTCCTTACTCTAAGCCAAAAATTAGGTGTTTTGGAGCACCATCTGTCTCTTAGTGTCATTTTACTAATTGTATTTCTATTAATTTTTTAACTGACTGAGTCAACTCACTGATGTGCTCAGCTAAATGTTTGATTTCAAGCTGTGTCATTTTCTCAATTGAGTCACTTCTGAATCTTGCCTCATTGTCTACCAGGTCAATCTTACCTTTAAGATGGCTTACATCAGCTATGATGTCTTTCTGCTCAGTTACTACAGCTTTTATGTCACTATGTACATTCTTTAAAAAGTAACCTATCCCTGATAATAGGATAGTTATTATAGTAAATGCTATCTCATTAAATCCCATCACAAAATTAGTATTGAATTATTATAACCATTTTCTCTCATCCCACCACAATGGCACCCACTATGACATTGACCAATACAATCACAAGAACACTCATCTATCATTGGTCTAAGGTCAGTATCTCTGTTTGTCTTATCTGTGAAACCCGGGTACAAGTCTTTATTAGCAATCAAGTATCTAATCAATCTTTGCTCATAAAATGAAGCCTTCTGTGCGTAGTGCTCCATTCCAAATGCTACCTCACTTCTGCTCACTGATGCTGAGAAGTCACCAAATTGAGTCTGCAATCCCTTATTCTTAAGTTGATAGGTCAATCCAAAGATAGCATCTTCTGCACTTCTCCAAGCTATTACTGGCTGTATGAAGGTAACAAGTACCTCCTCATCATTAGTAAGAGTCTGAGCATTGTATGCAGCAAGTAGATAGTTGTAGTAAGTAGTTCCAAGAATAGGCATCACTCTAAGCTGTGCCTGAGTAGCTATGTATGGAGTCACATCTGTAACATCTACATTCGCTGTGATTGGTGTATTAACCTTTAAGTAGGTCTCAGTTATAAAGTAGATCATAGTACTGGTGTTTCAGTTGGTATTACGTCACCACCTTCAATAGGAGGTAAAGATGCAAGTGCTCTCACTTCATTAGGAGTCATTGCATTGAGTACTTTTGTAGCCACCAATGGACTAAGTGAGTTGATAGCATCAGCTGTTTTAGATGCATCACCTTCAATCTCAACAATTGTCTCATTGATAATTTGAAAGTTGTTGATAGTGTATTCACCTGGTATCTTAGCAATCTCTAAAAGCTCATTAACTATCTCCTCAACTTGAGTTCTCAATGGCATGACTACATTTTTCTCAAAGATGACATAGGCTTGCTTGATGTCAGCACCCCCACCTAATGAGCCAGTAGTGCGAACACCCATAAGAATAGGATCAATTGTGTGAGCAAAACATATTTGTTCTGTATTCAATGCTGATGCCTCATGGAATAGTTTATCATTGCCATTAGTAGGTAGTGATTCAATCTTTGGTAATTGATCAGCTGAGTTAGCAAAGAATGCTACAGCCTTACCAGCATTAGCTGCACCTTTTAACCTATCAATTGTGCGTTTAATCATTGACTTCTCCTCTTCTGACTGTGGTCTCTTTGGAAACATCATAGCAAATGAAGGAAAGACACTATTTTGAATGTTACTTTTTGCGAAGTAGCTCAACTCACCTGATAGAAACGCAAAGTTAAGAGCACTGGTGTACTGTGGCAAAGGATACCATTCTTGTCCCAGTGTCATTATCTCATAAACATACAACTGCTCAAGATCACTATTAGTAGGATGATATTTTTTTATAGGTGTTACGTCAATTCTAGCTGACCAGTCATCACATAAAAAGTAAGTTTGTTTATCTCTAGCTATTCTGACCTTCTCAGGTGATACATTATAAATCTTATACAGCTCTCTCTTTGAATTGTAGCACAACTTGAAGTAAACTCTGTGGTGTACAGTCAACTGTTGAGCTATTGCTCTCTCTACTTTGCCGAGTTTTATTTTCTTCTCAAATGTGTACAGTTTGAGCTTGTCCTCATTGGTCATTCCTTCACTCTTAAGAGTATATCCACCACCTACTACTGAGTTAGTTTTAAAGTCCACAATTGCACCATGTAAAGGTGATGTATAGTAGAGCTGATTTAATAGCTCAGGGAACATGTTATCTTGACCGAATGGTATGTAACCAGCTATCTGATATCTACCATTCACATAAGGTAGTGATAAGTTAGCATCACCTACTCTACCAAATGGTGTAGAGAAAGACTGATAGCCTTCTGTTATTTCTATACCTTTAGGCTTCTCGCCTATAAATCTACTATACCAAGCCATTAGTCATAAATTGAGTTAATAATTGCACCAGCCACTACCATTCTACCCTCTTCAATCATATTCAATCCAACTGGATTAAGTGTCGGTGTAGAGCTTTCATAAACCTTGTATCTATACTGACCTTTAATAAAGTCAATATCTATAGGGTCAGTGATAGTAAATAGGTTAAATCTTGAGGGCCACAATGAAGTATCAACACCTTGCCAGTATATTGGATTAGATGTTGTGTTAAATTCATCTTCGAACTCAAATAAATAGTAAGGGTTTGATAGTGTAGTGACCTCAGTTAAGGTCAGCACAAAGCTATTTGTTGAGTCTTTCTCAAGATATATCATACCTATATTGTATGATGCGAAAATTTTAATTAAAAAAAAAGCCTTACATTTCTGCAAGGCCTCTTTATCTATGGAGAAAAGAATAGATTATGGAGCTGGTGTAATTAAAGCAGTCACTACAGACTCTTCAATTTGGTAAGCTAAAAATTCATTCTCTGCAAGCAAGGTAATGGAATATTTAGAACCATCAGCTCTAGCTGTACCAGATCCTTCACCAGTTGCAGTCAACTGCAAGTATGGGAAAAACCAGTACAAGCCATTAGCATCTTGAACAATACCACTTAAGTACTGCTGACCTGAGCCTAACACCTTGATAGCACTAGACTTAACTGATTCTCTTCTGTGAAAAATCAAGTTAATTGTCTGAGTTACAAATGAAGAGCCATTGATTAAGTCAATGTTTGACTCTTCTGTGTAGCTTGAAGTGTTGCGTCTGAATTCAAACTCAATAAATGGATCAGCTCCACCTACTAAGTCTAAATTGTCAATTAGGTAGTCATCACCAGCATCAACTGTCAATGAAGTCATATCAACATTATTTTGTTGATTGACATAAAATTTATAAATACCACCAGTGTTGTTATCACAACTTTTCTGTATGGTTTGAAGTGCATCACATGCCATTTTATTTATGTTTTAAAGTGAAAAAATAGGGAGGCATTGCTACCTCCCTTTTATATCTTAGATGTAAAATGCATTGTATAACACTATCTCAGAAGGGTTAGTGTAGTGAAAACCAGCCTTCATATTAGCACGAGTTCTTAAGTATGGCTCAGCAACTGAGTCAGATAAGTTTACAGCTTTCAAAGCCTTAGAGTCACCTTCAGCATCAAATGCATAGATAAGATTTGTTCTCAAAGTCAATAAGATAGTGTTGTCAGGCATACCTTCACATACTACTACATTGATTCCTAAGAATGTCAAGCCTAATGGTAAAGTCACATAAGTCTGAGTGTTACCTTGTGCCGCTTTCAACTCGTATGCATTAGCTACATTTGTTGATACATACAATCTTAAGTCTGCTTTTTTACGTGAAATTGTATTAGGAGCAGCATTAACAACTGACTCTAATACAGTCAATACATTTGAAGTAGTTACAGCACCATCATATAAACCGATAATATCAGTATCATAGAACATTGGAAACAAGTAGCCAGTACACAATGATAACAATGGATCCTCAGATGCAGCGTTACCTTGCCATCTCAACAACTCTAAGTCTTGACCAATAACATTTGCCATTTCATTCCAGTAGTAAGACATAAAAGATGCTACAGTGAAGTCACCATTTGAGCCTTGAGACATTTGCAAAGCTAAGAAAGACTGCTCTAAGTCAAATTGACAAAGTTGAGCCATAGCTGACAAAGCACATACATCAATGTCAATTGCATCCAATGTATCTGTAGGAGCTGTAAAGTTACAAGTTGATTCTTTCAATAAAGAGCCAAAAGTTACATTAG